GACTAATTGGACCTACTGTGTTATTTGCAGGGGTGTCAAGAACATACGTCACGGCTGGCCTTACAGTAGATGAGTGAGCACTTACCTTTAACGTAGCAGAATTAGCTAGCGTTACATTGTATTTAGTTTGGGTAGGTTTAGTAACTCTATATTCGGCCATTACTTGGTTACTTGTGGAGTTACAGTTACAATACCCTCTACAATTCTACTTACTTCCCCTACACCATTCTGTATTTCAATATCATACACGTGCCGATCAGCTGATAAAGTAGAAGTTTGATTAGCCGAAAGGGAAGCACGCACAGTACCGTTTGAATATACACCAATAGTAAAAGAGGTAGCAGAGTTAGATGCGTAATTTCTACGTAGTTGACCAGCGCCTGTATAATCGGTAAGATTAACAGATTCGTTATTCGAATCTTTTACGATAAAGTCTACGGAAAATGTAGCGCCTTGATCTATTGTAAGGTTTACTTTATCAGCCATAACACTCTCTTTTACTGGTATTTATTACTAAATCTGGGCCAGGGCAGTTTTAATATCTTCTACAGAAGATGCACTATTGATATTATCTTGTATATTAGCATACTTCGCGCGAATCTCAGCGCGAGCCTCTTCTGCAATTGCAGAGTCAGCGCCTGGGATCTGCTTCATGATAACCTCATCGTAAGGCTTAAACTCTGCAGCCAGCGATCACCCCACGCCTTGGTGAACACGCCCGGATCGATGATCTGATATGCCTCGGCGATGATGTAGTCACCATCATTTAGAATAGACCAGTCCATGTCGATATACAGACGGTTCATGTGGCGGTTGTAGCGAAGGGGCTGCTGACCTACGAGCATCTGTTCTAGGAACTGAACATGTGTCAGCGCCATGTAATATGGGACCATCGACACACTAGTAAGAGTGTAGAGGTCGTTGAGAGCAATCTGGTAGCGGATATTGAATAGGTTGTTAGTGTTCAGACCTTGACCAATTGGGAACAGATTGACCACACCGATCACGTTCTCTGGTATCGGAACATATCTGTCGATCTTGGTCTGTGCGGTGACCTGATAGCGATAAAAGATCTTTTCAGAACCGTCAAAGTGGTAGTCCCAGTAATAGCTCAGGGCTTCGTCGATCCTGTCCTCTATCTGATCGTCGTCGACGTTAATCTCGACAACCGGCTTGCCTAGAGTCCTCAGGCAGTACTCTTTGAACGTAGATCTTGTAGTCGGTAGTGCCACGGCTGAGATTCCTCTTTTTGTATATTTATGGACTACCTGACTATCTTAGGCTCTGACTGTCTCTGCAGCGTTACTACAGTGGGTGACACGTTGGATTGCTTTATAACTGGCAGCGACACCTGTGTCTGCACAATGACTGTTGTCATCTTGTAACCTGAGGTGTGACTATTACAATTCCCTCTACGAGTCTGGTCCTAGACCCATCGGCGGATTGAACCTCAACATCATACACGTACCTACCTGCAGTTATTGAATTGGTAGTATTTGCAGTCATCGACAGCGTGACTTGGCCATTGCTGACCATGGCCACCGTAAAGTCGTACGCAGTCGAAGATGAGTACGACTTTCTCATCTGAGAGTTTGCTGTGTATGTCGAGTAGTCTATGGTATTGCCGTTCGTGTCCTGAAACAAGAAGCTAGTTGAAAATGTAGCTCCCTGATCCAGGGTGATGTTTTGCTTCTGTGCCATTGGATCAGACCGGCTTCTCGGGCCAAGTCACATCCCATGGAAACCCTTCTTGATCTGGAAGATCTCTGAGTCCTTGGCGATAGGTTGCCCATGGAGTTGAAATGGAATCAGGTATGTCTTTACCCTGCGTCCAATCTGATTCTGTAAGTAGCACATTTCGATTTGCTCTAACCACGCTTGCACGCTCTGCATACTTTTGGGCTCTATACAAGGCCTCCTGTTCTTCTGCAGAACTTTCTGGTGTGTCCGTAAAGATGGGTCCGAGAACATATCTGGTGTACCACTTGCCATCTATTTGTTGAACACCGGAACGCATAGAGTACTCATAGACTGTACCACCCGTAGCTTGAGGACCCTCAAAGATCACGTCATATCCCCACTCGTCGTAGTTAATGACTTGTGGAAACGAGGTATTTGGATGCAACGCCCGAAACTGAGAGTCCGTGATGATGTTACCTGTCGTACGTTCACGTAGTTCCATTTGCTTGTTCCTTATGCAATCGCTAAGAAGATGTAGCTTGCGCCGTTTGTGTTTACCAAGTTGCCAACGGCGTTGCTGAGTTCAAAGCCGCTCGTAGCCGTATCTACCCAGTCGGTCGACGTCACTTCAGCGGCAGTGCTGTTCAGCAAGAGGTAGGGATCATTGCCTGCGACGATGCCGCGAGCCGTGTCCCACACATACCAGTTGCCCGTGCTGTCGGTGCGCTTGATGAGGACAAATCGAGCGCCTGCCGCGAAGCCGCACTCGATGGTCTGCGTTGTACCCGCGCCGGTGTAGGAACCGACCTTGCTGACGCCGGGGCAGGAGGCGAACAGGTAGGCGATGTTATTATCACCCGCGTTATTGACCCAAGTACGTGTGCTGTTAAGTGTGAAGGTTGTCGCCGTAGGTGTGGTGTTGTTCCAAACATTCTGCACCGATGATTTTGCGGCAGTGGTGTTCAAAACCAGATGCTCTGTATTCAGTAGAGCAGAACTGTAAACAGGTTTGGTTTGACCAATCGACCTGTCGGCCAAGATCATCAACTCAGGCGCGACACCCAAGTTATGGTTTACCGTTAAAACAGAACCCGTCCCCGTATAGCATACCACATCGAAGAAACCGGGGGCGCGGCGGAACAGGTAGTTGATGAATGTATTGCCGGATGCGTTGGTGATGGTCGATGTAGTGCCGACCTTGACACCGTCCATCACATCCCACGGGTTGGCTTGTAGGATGGTTGTGCCAGCAGCAATTTCTTGGCTAGTTCCTTGTGTTGAAAGATAACCTGTTCCTGTAAGTCGAGAAGAAAGCAAACTTCCAACAGCCGCCCCGCGATTTTTAATTAGCACTGCGTCATCCGTCTGACCGCCCGTGACGGTAGCGTTCGCCCCAGTGCCAGTGCGGGCGTTGAGGCCGAACACACTCGTCCCGCTCGTCGGTGTCCGCATGGGACCGCGACGGATGGCGATGTAGATGTAGGTGCCACCAGAAGCGTTAAGGGTGATGTCCGTGGTGGTGAGTATAAATCCTGTAGCAGAAGGCTCCAGTAGGTTAAGGTTCGTTACTTCCGCTGTTGAGTCGTTTGGACGCTGAAAGGGATCATTTCCAACAACTACCATGCCTCGCATTGTGTCTAACAAAACCCACGATGTAGGTAAATCTGTTCGCTTTACAAGCAACCACTGAGGTTCGTAGCCCAGCGTGACGACAGGCCCGGCCGCAGAGCCGTTGCCCGTGTAGCTTCCACAGCTAATCACATTGTCCGCCCCATACGTGCCAAATCCGCTCGCGTCGTGGGCGAAGAGGTAGGCGACGTAAGTAACGCCATTTGTATTTGCTGAACTTACCGCATAAAACTGAGTCGTGTTGTTGGCTCCGACAATATACAAATCAGGGGCACCGGATACATTAGTTCCTACCGTAAAAGCGGCGGTAGTGTTTAAGTGTCCCGTTTTATTTTCCTGTGACCTATGATAAGTCAGCCAATCACCGGTAGTGCTTGTTGCTTTAACAATGATACATCCCGGCTGGTTACCCAAGTTGTGTGATATAAGCCTGTCGGGTGTACCATCCCCCGTGTATGTCACAACGTCGAAGAACTTCGGCTGCTTGCGGAAGGTCCAAGAGACGTAGGTTGCAGCGTTAGTGTTGATCTTGGCGAGCGAGCCGATGCTAAAGCCGCTCGCGAGAAAGCTGGTCAGCCCCGTGGATTGTGTCGTCTGGGCGCTCGTCAGGTTGGAAGCAAGGTCAAAAGTTGCGCCGCGCGCCGTGTCGTAGAGAGCATGGTCGGTCGCGCCGCTCCGGCCCTTCATCCAAACTAACCCACCCTTGCCCGCCAGATCAATACCGTTAGTGATCGTTTGTGTTGTACCCGTGCCGGTGTAGAGCCAAGTAGAGAAAAGATCTTCAATAAAAACACCAGGTGGTGTTGTCCCTTGACTAGCTGCAAACATATCAAATCAATCCTTATGAATAATTCTGAGCAATCACTCGACCAAACCAACTAGTTCCGTCTGCTGTAAATGCAAACATATCAGTTTGACTTGCAGTACTGGTTAATGTCGGGGCTGTATTTCCCGGCCACTTTAGTGTACCGGGCCATGTCACAGTGCGGTTGCCCGTTGCATCTTGTCGAAGGAACATCAAAAAGCTACGACCCGCCGGCGTCGCGGCAGGAAAAGTGAAGGTGCAGCTGCCCGTCAGTGTGAGGTTCTGGACAGTACCAGCGGCAAGGTTGACGGTGTACGCGGTGCTGGTGTTAGCTGTGACAACACCTTCCTTATAGTCACCAACTAAATCGAATTTAGCAGCTGGCGACGACGTACCAAGGCCAACGTTTCCATTTGCAACAAACACCGCCGCCGAACCAACTGTGAACGTATTTGATACCGCTATCGATGTAGAGTTGATAGAGACGTTTACAGTAGAATTACCAACGTTTATGATAGAAGTAGTTAAGTTAACGTTGGCACCGATATTGACGGCTGTTGCAATGTTAGCTGTTGCTGGTAGTCTTGCAGTCGCTAGTGTTCCTGTGGAGATGTTGGTAGCGTTTGTGTAGAACGATCCAGGCTGACTGTTTAGGTTAGTAGCGTTGGAAGCGGTGCCGGTAACATTGATCGTATAGGTGCCTGAAAGTCTGGACGCGTTTACGGTACCAGATGATAGGTTTGTAGCGTTCGCTGCAATTGCTATCGCATTAGTATATGCAGTAGATGCATTACCTGTTATCTGACCCTGAACTGTCGCAAGGGAAAGGCCGCCAAAGTTTGTACTATTGTTAGCTGTTATGTTAGGTTGACTTGTGGTCTGTAGAGTACCAAACAAATTTGTACTCTGAATATTATTAGCATGCACATTTGACCATACTAATCCACTATTACCTAGTGATAGTGTATTGTTTGAAGCCGGTGTAATATTTACATTTGACTGCCAGCTGTTAGTTGGATTATTATATACCCATGTAACGTTAGCTGTATCTACTGTTAGGCCGGCACCATTTGCTAATGCAGCTGTTGCAACACTTTTGGCTACGGTTATGTTGAGATCTTTTACATCTAGATTATTAACGTTAGCGTAAATTGTTGTACCGGTGACGATCAAATTACCAGTAATAGTTACATTGTTTGAGACTGATAATGTATTTGATACAACTACTGCACCCGTAAATGTAGCACCAGATAGTCGCGCATAACCTGTTGCGGATACGCCACCTAGATTATTAGCGTTATTAGCCGTACCAGTATAGATAGTAGAGTTAACCGTCGCACCAGAAATTGATACTTGTCCTGCTGTAATGTTAGTATTTACTGCAGAATTACCAACAAAAAAGGTGGTTGTATTTACTACTGAGTTAGCACCAACATTTACAGCTACACTGGCATTAGCGGTAGTAGTATTCATACCACCATTTAATGTCGATAGGCCAGTCACAGTTAAGGTGTTAGAAAGAGTAGTAGCACCAGTTACTGCTAGAGTATTAGATAGAGTAGCAGCGTTAAGTACTGCTAGAGTACCATCAGTGTCAATACCAGTACTTGTAATAACAGTGTTTACTGTTGAGTTACCGATACGTAATGTTGATGTATTAAGTGCTGCGTTGGCGCCTACGTTAACGGCTGCGCTTGCGTTAGCGATGGTAGTATTCATACCACCGTTAAGGGTAGTGAGACCAGTTACTGTTAAGGTATTAGATAGAGTAGCGGTATTAAGAACAGCAAGTGTACCGTCTGTATTAATACTGGAACTCGTAATAACGGTGTTTACTGTTGAGTTGCCAATATAGAGTGCGGTAGTATTAAGTGATGCGTTAGCACCAATATTTACAGCTATACTAGCATTAGCGGTAGTAGTATTAAGCGCGCCATTAAGGGCAGTGAGACCAGTTACTGTTAAGGTATTAGATAGAGTAGCAGTGCCCGTTACTGCTAGAGTATTAGATAGAGTAGTAACACCAGTTACTGCTAGAGTATTAGATAGAGTAGTAACACCAGTTACTGCTAGAGTATTAGATAGAGTAGTAACACCAGTTACTGCTAGAGTATTAGATAGAGTAGCAGCGTTAAGTACTGCTAGAGTACCATCTGTATCAATACCTGTGCTTGTAATTGATGTATTAACTGTACTGTTGCCGGTTCTAATCGACGTATTAGTAATTACTGTATTAACAGTTGAGTTACCAAGAGATAATGTACCTGTAAGAGCAGTAGTTACGTCACTCGCAGAAATAAAAGTACCAGATGTAACTCGCCCTTTTGTATCTACTGTTACCTTTGTATACTGACCTGCGCTTACACCGGTAGCAGTCAGAGCCGCGGCTAGGGCAATATTTTGTGAGCCGTCAAACGATAGGGCCGATGCAGTTACATCAGATCCTGTTATTGAAAAATTTCTACTTGTTGCTAGAGTATTGGCTGTATTCGACCTACCACTAAATGCTGTTGAGTTAACAGTAGCACTTACTGTGGAGTTACCGATGAAGATACTAGTCGAAGTTATCGCAGCGTTTATCGAAGAATTACCTACTGTTACACTCTCGGTCGAACTAACATTTGAAGTAATTACTCTAGAAGCGTGTAATTCACTAAACTTATTAGTTGTGTTACCTAAAGTAAAGGCATCTGATGTACCAGGAATAATACTACCATCTGCTTCTAGAGTAGCAGCTACGGTAAAAGTACCATCTACTGTTAGATCTTTAAATACACCTACATCTGCACGTAGATCTGTATTATTAGCAGTTGTATTACCTACTCTAAGACCCGCTGCGGTTAAGTTAGCTGTTGTGGTAGAATTTGATACTGCCAGCATAGATGTGTTAATACTAACATTAGCACCTACATTTACCTGCGTACTGGCATTAGCAGTGGTTGTATTCATACCACCGTTAAGTGTAGCTAAACCTGTAAGTGTTGCACCTGTAGCAGTTATAGTAGAGTTCTGAGTGGAGTTACCAATGAACAATGTTGTTGTATTAACGCTAACATTAGCACCAGATCTAACAGTTGTAAAGTTTACGTTAGCAGCAGTAAAATTAATGTTACCTGCTACGGTAAAGTTACCTGAGGTATTAACCACCGCACTACTAAGGCGCGCATTTGGTAGTTCGCCAGTTGTTATGTTACTAGCGTTAGAAGCAAACGTTACTGCATTAGAATACGCAGTAGCGGCATTACCTGTAATTTGACCTTGAATGGTAGCTAGGGATAATGTGCCTAGATTATTCGCATTGTTGGCTGTGCCGGTGTAGATAGTTGAGTTAACTGTTGTACCGGAGATTGTGATCTGACCTCCAGTTGCAACGGTATTAACTGTAGAATTGCCAACGAAGATCGTACTCGTGTTAATATTAATATTAGCACCAACACTTACAGAGGTGGTAGCGTTAGCAACTGGCGTATTCATAT